TCCACTAACCAATCCCTCAATCATGCCTTCCGAAACCAAATCCAGAACCTCAATATGGTTTTGAGATACGGCGTAAGTTATGGCGTTGCCAGATATGTCTGTCTGGTATAATACTCCTTCTGGATCATCGACTGGAAACCTAACGCTATCGCGACTTCCACCTTTTCCGTGGCCTTGTATTAAATTTTTATATTCGAAGCTCATTTAGTTAGGTATGGTTCCTTTATTTGTAAACGAGAACCTTACATGATCCGGCTCAGATCCGGTGTTTGTGGTTGGAATTGCGGCGTCTTGCGATGCGGAGATGTTTATAATGTCGTAAGTAGTTGATATCACTTGGCTGCCAACTATAAGTTCGCCATACACAAGCGGAACTGGACCACCTTCTCTTGTTGTGTTTTGCGGACCATTAAATAGGTAAGATCTAGCGCCACCGCCACCGATTTCTCTAAAATCTTCAAACTTTGGTGGAGATGTTAATAGGTTTGTTACGCCTGCGGCTAATAGACCTAATCCGGCGAATACAGCTACAGTTCCCCATGTTGATCCAAGAGTTAAACCTATTCCAGCAAACGCCCCAAGTCCAGTCGCAATAAGTAAGCCGCCTAAAATAACCGTAAAAATATTCATGAAGTCGCCACCAGCTCCTTCAATAACCGGAATAATATCAATACTCTCTATATTTCTCTTTATACACAACTCTGAATTTCTGATAGATTCAGGATTGTCGATTGATAAATCTTGCTCCGTTTTAAATGGTTCTCCATTAATAGCAACAGCATATCTTACATTCTTATTGGATAAATCTACAATTTTCTTGTATAATTGTCTTCCTGATAGCGTTTCTATAGCATACAACGCCTCTCCGACGCTTTTTACGGCGACTTTCCATACGGTTTTAGATAATGATTCACCTAAAATTCCGTGAAACGTAACAGTTACTAAGTTTGCAGACATTACATTGAATAATTACACCTGTGAGCAATGCCTTAACTTTGCAACGACTCTTTTTTGATAAAAATAGTTGTATTGCTCTATTCTTGAGAGTTTGTCGCCAGGATGATGTAAAATCTTATCGTTACCATAATAAATCAAACAATGCGCGGCGGCGTCAATCCTATCTGTTTTAATTAAAAGAATGTCGTTTAGCTGTATATCATCTACCTTTTGAAAACCATTACTTAAGAAATAGTCAACCAAGAATGTGCTTTTTTTAGAATATCCAACTTTTGGAAGTTCTTCAGCGTCTTGAGTCGGCGCAAATCGAAATGGATGATCTAAGTCTGGAAGTTCTACGTTTAACTCGGTTTTGTAATAATCCTTAACTAACTGATAACAATCAAAGATACCTGGGACAAATGGACGACCTAGATACGGAGCACGCCACCCGTTAGGTTTATAACTAAGGAGTTTCCCTGTTGGAATTTGATAGAGAAAGCATTCTAGATTAGTTTTTTCAGATACAGATTTATCAAGATAGCTAAAGTCGCTTTCATCTACGTGGCTGTGATAAAATCCTAGAAGCTTACCTTTATACTCTTTTTCTCTTTGCTCTTCCGAAGAAATCAAGAAATGGTGCTTAGGAAAATTAGATATGTTTTTGCATGGTTCAGCTATGATTCCATTTGGCGTCTCGATAATTAAACCACAACTCTCTATTGCTGGATTTTCAAGGCAATGATTCTGAATTTTTGCGTATAAATGATCCATGTCTTAATATTTTAGTTATTTTGCTTGATAAAGATGCATCTATTTCTTGAATTAAGCTTGCTGAGTTCATTGGTTGATGGAGAACTCTGTTGCCGCCAAGATAAATAAGTATGTGGTTGTTGTCGTTTTCGGTAAAAATTAAAACATCATTAACTTTCAAATCATTAACTTGAATAAAGTCAAACTTTTCCGGCTCATTAAATGCTGTGGATCGACTAGAATGTTTGTGTGTTATGTCTAATTCTGGTATAATTATTCCTAGTTCTTGCTGATAATACTCTCTTAGTAATGTAAAACAATCGGATTTTCCTAATTTGAACTGTTTTCCTATGTAGGAAATACCTCTTTTTTGGTTAAACTCATCAAAGGAGTCGTTTTTTAGGTTGTAAGTGATTATTGGTAGGTTGTGTTTTATGGAGGTATCTTTATCTATTAATGATGCAGAGGTTTTGTCGTTGATATGGCTATGGAATATGGCTTCTGGTTTGCCTTTTTTGGCCGCACTTAAATAGTCGGATAGACTTATAACGAAAGATTCTTGTGGATTTTGAGATATGTTTTTACATTCTATAGCGGAATCCTTAACAATTAGTCCGCAAACCTCTTGGTTAGGTTTACTTTTGGCTATACATTTTATAGAAGATTTTATTTCATCTATGTTGCTCCATACCTTGTTGGCGGAGCTTGGATAGTAGGTTTCAATTATTGATGGCATTAGAGATTACGATTAGCGCCAGGAAAGCCTCCGAATGGTAGATAGGAATTGGTGCCCCATCGTAGTCTACAAGATTTTAAACATTTTCCACACTCGTCAGCAATCCAGTATGAGTCATTTGGTGGCGCAATATTGGAGTTGGCGGCGCTACATACAAAATAATACTTCACAAGATTTACCTGAATGTATATTTGGTCGCCAACAGCATAAGTATAACTACTACTCCATTCGCCTTTATCTACAGGACTAATCAAACTTGTATTACTTATAACTTGTCCAAAAATAAGTTCATCTTTTGAGTTTGCTACCGATGGAGCTTGTGTCGGTAAAGACATATCTTCGTGGATAGCTGTGCTTCTCTGTCTGAATGCGTCCGTAGGATCTTCGTATTCATAACCGCAACCAGCGCCGCGATAAGTCCATAAACATCTTGTGCTAGAAACGATTCTTCCAGGTAATTTCACACCTTGAACATCAAAGATTGAAGTTAATTCATATTCTATTAGGTTTTTGTTTTCTTGGCTTTTTCTTTCTATGTAATAGATATCTCTTGGAAATTCGGAATAAGGGTCTGGCGTAAAGCCTTGTGGCCTTGTGGCTGGATCTGGAAAGTTTGTGTAGTCTAAGTATTTAGCAAAAGTTCTAATTCTGGTTACTTTCGCGCCAACTATATCGCCTAGAGATCTAATTTTCTGTCTTAAGGTAGTGAAGGTATCGATTGTAGAATCGTGTGAGATGATGCTAAGTTTTGGAGTTGGTGTGCTACCTTTTGTAGTTAGTTCGAAACCTTGAGCTGTAATTGGCGCGGCTATGTATCTATTTCCTTGCCAAAATATGTCGTTGTTTAAAAGTTTAGGTTCAGAATGAAATCTAAAAATCTTCTCGGAATTACTTAAAACCGCCGAATTAAATATAATTTCGGATAGATCTAACTCATACATCGTAATTAGCGCCGAAGGATTCAAAGACAATATCTCTGAATTCAAATTTTTGATGCTTGATTGAGCTTGAGTTGTATCCATACTTTAGTTAACCGTCTCTTCAAAGACTGCCTGAATATTATAGTTACCGTAAAAGGTTTGAGTATCGCGCCAAGATCTACAAATAAACTTCTTTGATGCTGAATAAGGGGGTTGCGGAGTAAAAACGAAACTTTCTCTACCGTTTCTTTGTGTTAAAAAATGTAAGATGGCGGTTGTTTCAGGTATACCTCTATCTTCGAAGTTTAATTCGAGTGTTAGTAGATCGTTATTTATACCGTCAGCCATTCGACTCTCATAACCATCACCAAACTTCATGTTTAAGTTTCTAGGTTGCTGAGATACGTTTGCTCCATAACTTGGTATCCAAATGAATTTGGTTTTAGTTTCTCCATTTATAGTGGTCCATCCGTCCCAAGAAGTTGTGGATGGAGTCGATGTTATACCTAAGCCAGCGGTCGTGCAATACAAATATCCAGTCGATAACGAAAAACCATTCCATTCACCGGTATAGCTAACGATGTCTTGTACAGCATAAACTGTGGAGCTATTATATGGTAAAATATTGTAAATCGATAAACTCACGTCTTATTTACACTTAACCTGAAGATCCATATATTTCTAAATTATCAATACATGTCAATCTTTCTATCTCTGATTTAACAAAATCTATATTATTATTTATATCATATTCCCAAAATCTAACAAGTTTTCGTTTATTTTCAATAATATAGTTATCCTTTTTCTTACCAATGGAGACAACTCTACGCTGTGTCCCATTCAAATCTGAAACAGAGTATTTTCTTGGATTTGCGTGCCAATAATCTCCATCACACTCGATGAAAAGGTCGTAATTCGGTAAATAAAAATCAAAAACCCAATATCCAAACACCTTTTGAGCTTCATAGTCAATATTAAGGCTTTTTAATAATGCGGCCAATTTTAGCTCGATGCTTGTATTAAATTTTTGAGGGCCACTCTTTTTCATTTTTTCTATTAAAGCTTCTCTAGTTTTTCTTAAAGGGATGTTATTCTCTTTTAGTAACCTTCTGATAAAAGACCCTTTAACCCCCACTATCTTTCCTATAACTGGACAAGACTCTTTATTTTCAGTATATAACCTTATTACCTCCGAAACATCTATATTATTTTCTTTAATGGAAGACCTTCTTTGGTTTTTAATAGAACAAGGTTTCGAACAACACTTAATCCTTTTTAGATGCCCTTTACTTCTCCTTTTATCATTCATTACACTATTGATTTGTCCTGGAAGGCGATAAAAAATATTTCCACAATATTCACAAATAAATTTTACTTTTAAGCTAATGCGATTTTTGTAAAGTTCTCTAAGTTTTGCCGCTTGAGCGAGATTCTGTTCTGGCGTCCTTTTCCTACACTTATTTAAGTAAGATAAATTTTCGCTTTTTGTCCTTATTATTACACCGTTTTTTCTTAAAATTTTAATAATTGCGGTATAGCAAATCCCAGAAATCTTCGCTATATAAGTGCAGGGCCTTTTTTCTTCAACGTATAACCTAATCATCTCTTTAGTATCAAACCTCTTTAATATTTCATTTGTATTATGCCCCCAAGAACACTTTTTAGAACAATATAAGACTTCTTTACCTAGACGCCTTCTCGCGTTAATACGGCCTTGGCTAACAGTAAATTTATTATGGCAAATGATGCACTCTTTTTCTATAGCGGTTGACATATCCCCTCTTAATTACACTCACATACGTAAATAACGATGTAACATGTTAGTTAAAGTGTAAATTAATATAG